AGAATCTCGCGTTACTGCCCAAAGATTGCGTGATGCCGCCGCAGGGAAAGCGCGGGATCAACGGGATAAAATGTACCAGACGGCAGATGGCATTGAAAAAGATACACAGCAACAAGTACAAGAATTCTTACGAAATTCTGAGGCTGAAGTAACTCGACTTAGATCATTACTTGGCAAGACCAGAAAACGTGCAGAAGTATCTCGCGGTTATGTCGAGGAGGCTGGCAAGCGTATTGGTCAGCCTTTAACAGAAACTGAACTTGGGCAAGCTGCCCGTGCGCCAGCAGAAACTCAATTTAATCAATTTAAAAAAATTAGAGAAAATCAAATGTCTGGTGCTGAATCAGGCATTTTTAATGCGGCTAAAGATTTAGAAAGACAAGGACAAGGTTATCAACAAACAACAGCCTATACGGATGCTGTTAAAAAAATTAATTCAATGTTATTTGACCCTGAAACTAAACGGGCAAGCATTACCGTTCCTCAACTTGAAAGCCAAATTAACAATGTTTTAAAAGCTATCAAAGGAAAAGTAAAACTTTCTGCTGATGAAAAAGGCAACGAAATTGTAGATATCATACCTGGCGATTTCCAATCTCTTGAGTACCTACGCAGGTTCTTGGGTGATCGTGCTTCTGGCGTTCCAGCAGAAGGGTTTGATGCTATTGGTCAAACAATGGCTAAAGATCTAAAACAGATTGTTCAAAACATTCAAGATGAGTTTGTAAAAAAAGGTGGTCAGTCAAAACCGTGGACTGAATACTTAAACAAGTATCGTGAAGCATCAATCCCAATTAACAATTACAAGTCAGACCTAGGTAGCAAGTTACTTGGGAAAGCCGAATGGGATGCCTCGCAGTATTCTACAGATGCTGCAAAACTAGCTGGATCAATTTTTGAATCACACGGCGCTGTTGAATCGTATCGTGCGTTGTCTGGCGCAAGCAATCAAGAACTAGAAAAACTTGGTAGAAGTGTTATTTCAAACGACATTTTTAACAAAGGTTCGTCTGCTAAAGATTTGCTTAAACGATATAGCGACATATTAAAATTTGCACCATTTAAATGATTACAACAAGACCTATCTAACCTTGCTAAGACAGAAGAATTGTCTGGGAAGAAAGCGTCAGAATTGTTGGGCGCTGTTCGTGAACGCGCTGCAAAAGGTTTAAAAGCGGCATTACGAACTGAAGAACCTATTTCCGATATTCTTGCCCGTGGTGGCAAAGCCCGTACTGCTGCCGTTACTGAGCCGCGCAAAGGCATTGATGCAACTATTACAGAGGGCGTAAAAGCTGGAGAGAAAGCATTAGCGGCTGGAGAAAAACAATCTGGTCAGCTTCTTGCTGAAGTGCCAAGGCAAGAGCGCCGTTTGACGCAACAAACCCGTGCTGAACAAAAACAAGTAGGCAGAGAGGCTGTTGTAGAGCAAGGTCAAATTACGTCTGCTGCAAAAATAGAGAAAAAAGAGGTAATTGACTCTGCTAAAGCACGGGCAAACGATGCAATTAATAAAGCAGCGCAAGATGCAAAAATTCCTCAAGAACAAGCAAATGCGTTACAAAGTGCAATTAATTCATTAGGAGATACACCTGCTAATGCGTTTGATCAAATGGTATTTGGTTCTGATCCAGTTAAACAATTGACTAGGTTTGCACCGTATATCAAGGCTACGCAAGAAGGACTAAATGATTTCCAAAAAGGTGTTGTTGAAGGTCTGGTTCGTCGCGCAAATGGTGATGTTACCAAGCTAATTAGAGAGTGGGATGCGGTAATCAAACCTGCAATTATTGGTGCTGATTTAATGTCTGAAGCTGCGGCAACTAATATAACCAGGCAACTAACAGGATTGAATGCCGTGACAAAAGGAAATATCAGGCAGCTATCAGTAATAGAAACAGCTTTTGCAAACTTGATCCGCAATGGAATACAAGTTCCAATGGCGGGGTTAAGACAAACTGGTGTACTTGCAGAATAAACTAGAGGAACTCAAATGAATACTTACGAAGAACGTAGTCCTGAAGAACAGCGCAAGGCTGACAAGGGTGAGGCCAGGGGTGGTGCTAACGAAGCCGTGATGCCGCCCAATCCTATTTCTAGGAAGCCTGTTCGTCCTATTACTAAGCCAGCAAGGAAAGGCCGTAAGTGAGCAAGAAAGCCAAGGGGATAAATCCAGATCTGGAGAAGGCTGTTAGCGACCTGTTGAAGTCGGTCATGCTAGATCCTGAAGCCAGTTTGACGGATAAGACAAAAGTTATTGATAGGGCGTTACATCTAGAGAAGATTAAACAGAAAATTAGTGACGAAGAATGGGGAAGCGGCCTCATGGATAATGAGGAAGATAACGCGTAGAATAAAGAATTAACATTAACTAGGGGATAGTAATGGATGAAACAGTATTGAAGTTTGTGCGGTTGGCGTTGGCTATTATTGCTGACAGGTTGCTAACGATCTTAGGGCTTACTATGTCCTTTGTGTTGGCTTGCTGGACAATGAATCAGCCGACAATTGAGAGATTGGGCATGGCTGCTTTTTTTGCTGGTTTTGCTTACTTAATCGTTAAAGTCAAAGAGAGGAATGACAATGAAAGATCTTCAAATTAAAAGCACCGTACCTGGCGCAAAGTTACTTAATACGAATCAATGTATGGCAAAGCCGGTACGCAATCAACTTCCTGCTGATAACACCGATGGTGGTCAACCGCATTGGCCTGTAGGCACGATGCCGGTAGGTGGGTTCCGTTCCGTATTTTGCTTTGATGAGAATCAAACCTCTACCAAGTTATCACCCACTACTAAGCCTGGTCGGAAAGTCTACTAATGGCTAACAACATTGCTTTCCAAGTTAATGGAAAGACTACTAGGATAAATGTAACTACCTCTGCAAATACGGTAGCTATTCTTTCCGATAGTCCTTGTAATCAGGTTCGTATTCATAACGGAACCGCAGCAGAAGTTTTTATCAGGTTGAGCAATTCTAGCGTAGGCGATGTTGTTATTCCGGTGGCAGGAACGCCAGGCTATGGAACTGTTTTGCACAACAATCAGACAATTATTTTGACAACGCCAGCGCAGTCAACTAACACGGCTACGCTGTATCTATCTGCTATTGCTGCCTCTGGAACTGGAATTGTGTATGCAACTCCAGGTGAAGGGTTGTAATGGTCACAGTCACAGAGGTTGATAATAAGATAGAAAATCATATTGACCTTTGTGCCTTGCGATACGAAGGAATTGAGAAGGAAATGCGCGGTGTTAATGCTAGGTTAAAGCGCATAGAAACATTGTTCGTTACAGGACTTGGCGCAATATTTATGCTGCTTGTGTCTTTGGTATTGAAAGCGCATTAATGTTTGAACTACTTGGTATTGTCTTTGGTGGCGTGTCTAGGTTGTATCAGGCACACATAGAGATGCAGGACAAAGAAAAAGAACGCCAGCACGAAGCGGTAATGTATGACAAACAAGTAGCCCTGCAAGCGCAAAAGAGTGAAGCTGACAAGTCATTGCGTCAGATGGATGTAGATTTGGCTAGGGAAGCCGGTGAGTTGGAAGCACTAACAACCGCCATCAAATCCCAATCTCAAGAAGCAACTTCTGCTGGTGGGTGGACATTAGCCCTATCAGCGTCAGTCAGGCCGGTGACAAGTTACTGGTTGTTGGCTATCTATTCGGCTGCAAAGGGCGCTACGCTCTACCTAGCCATGCAGACGGGCATATCTCTGGCAGAGGCGGTTAAAGCTGCTTACACAGAATTTGACGGTGCATTGCTTGGCAGCATTATTAGTTTCTGGTTTGCAGATAGATCCTTACGCAAGTCTAAATGAGTGATTGGCTAGACTTTGCGCTACCTCTTGTTATTTACTTTGAAGGTTGCGAGAAACGGCGCGGGGGGATGGTTTATCCCTATCTGGATCGTCTAGCTTCTCCACCTGTATGGACACGCGGATACGGGAGAACGTATGGAATCTGTGAGGACAGTCCTGGGATTACGGGAGAGGAGGCCAAGAAAGAACTCCGTGAAGGATTGGTCAGTTATTCGTGCGCTATGCTCAAACTGGCTCCTGCCATTGCAGCAAAGCCACAAAGCCACGCAGCAGTTGTCAGTTGGTGTTGGAATTGTGGAATCGGAGCCTTCAGAGTTTCTAGACTTAGACGGGCTATCAATGAAGGAAACTGGGAGAAGGCGGCGGTATTGATTGCCAAACCCCGTACTGCTGGTGGGGTAGAGTTAAGGGGATTAGTCAGACGCAGGGATGCTGAAGCTGCGCTCTTTGTGAAAGGAATCCAATGAAAGGCTTGTACTACAACATAAACCGGCGCAGGAAGTTAGGTTTGCCAGCCAAGAAGCCAGGACAAAAAGGTTACCCTACTGCCAAAGCATTTATTAGATCGGCTAAGACTGCCAAGAAAAGGAAGGTTCGCCGTGGCTAAGAAGTTTCCTAATCTATCGGTAGGACGCGGTGAGAAATTACCCGCTTCCCAGGGTGCTGGCTTGACTGCAAAGGGTAGGCGCAAGGCTAATGCTGCTGGCAGTAACCTTAAAGCGCCTAACAAAGATCCGAATAATCCTCGACACAAATCTTTCTGCGCCCGTAGTAAGAAGTGGAACGGTGTAAGAGGGAAAGCCGCTAGGAAACGTTGGAATTGCGGTAGTCGGTAACTTTTAATTATTTTTAGGTTTTAACATAAATGACCAAAAAGTTGCCCCTGCTATTTTGGCTATAAATTGCATTGCCACAATGTGAGGGAGAAATACTCCAAAGGCTAGTGTAGGGAAAAGCACAGAATCAACTGCCGCGCCAGCTGTATTACTCCAAATGCTTCTACGAATCCATTTTCCAGTAATTGCCCGAAACACGCACCAATCGACTAATGATGCCGCCATAAACGAAATGCTTGATGCAATAGCTATTTTAGAAATTGTTGGATTAAAAATATATGTTAAGACTCCTGTAACCATAATTAACGCCAACATTTGCAATGGCTTTAACATCATGTGAAGTTTGTCGCGCAAAGCCAAATCTAAACCAATCAAAAAAAATGAATTAATTGGGCTGACCCAAGGGCCAAAAAACGCCACAATTAAATTAGCCGCAATCATTGCAACCGTATAAATCCCTATTGCAAAATAAATCATGCAAACATCCTTTCTTGTATTGGGGTTATGTCCCATCTAGGCTTGCATTGCACAGAATCCCAAATGTTTGCCATTTCAAGCGCGTTATGTTTTAAATGGTGATTTCTGGCTATGTCTGTTGAATCAACAGATGCGAACGGATAGCCAAACCTTGCCGCCGCCATCCCTCGGAGCATATGAATCCAAACAGGAACTACGCCATTAACACAAATTGCGTTCATGGCTTGGCACATTCTTTTGTGCCACATTGGACTTCCAACAACTTGATACTCGGCGCTAGATCCAAAACAAACTTTGTCGTAATCAACGCAAAGCCTTTCAAGTCTGCCTATGCTTTCGTGTAAATGCCAAACGGGAGCTCCTTTCTGGTTAGGCCACTCCTTTAACATTGCATCATTTTCCGCTTCGCCACCGTCTATTACGTCAGGAATGACCGCCCAAGTTGTTGGGTATTCAAGCCATTTATCAGACCAAGCGTAATACTTTGACCAATCCATAGAAATGCCTCGCCTCCAAACTGAAAACGCGCCGTTATCCAACATCACACTTTGTCCATGCTCATGCGCCCAAATGCAATCATTAGGTGAAGCAAAAGAAACGCAAAAACACTTTCCACTTAATTCTTGCAAAACTGAACGCGGTGTTATTGGCGTACCGTGGTAATGGATAGTCACTTCTTCTTCTCTACTTTTGTAGGCGGTTTGTCTGTAACTATTACATAGTGGGAGAGGATGGCAGCAGCAGCAATCGCACCTAAAGCTGCCCAGGCAAAGCCGCAGACTGCTCCTGCAATCCATGCTTGGCGGCGGTGCGCTGCAAGCATTGCATCTATCTCATTGTTATCCACCGTCATTCTCCTCATCTTCAATCTTCACGGACTCAAGAAACTCCACCAGAGTGTAAACGCAGGGCAATATCAAATCGCGGCAGATAGCATCGTGTACATCAGACTCCGTTTGACCGACGTTCTGCGCGTAGATTTTTAGCGCACCAAGTCGTTCGCTTACCAGCGTATCAAGCCGATCAAAATCAAGCTGTTTTACGGTTTCAATGTTTTTGTATTCCATTTATTTTTCTCCTTAAAAACCGTCGTTTGCAGGACATTTGTGCGGTGTCACTCTGATTCCGCAGGTGCAGATGTATTCTGACTGCGCTTTCCCCAAGAGTGCTTCCTCTGCAAGAATGCGTACTGTGCCGCATTTCCCGCCCATAGCGTCATGCACATCAATTAACCGCGACAGGGCATCCCGCAGGATGGCGATTTTCTCCGCGTTCCTGTCCAACTGCTCTTGTTGCCGGTCAAACTGCGCGGAACAAGCGGCGAGTTCCTTTACCGCACACTCATAGTGTTTTGCTCCTGACTGCCAGCAGTTTTCATAGTGTGTGGTTCCGTCATTCATTTCCCCACCTCCTTCATTTCTTCCACATACTTTTTCATGGTTGCAGACACATTGGTATGCGCCGAATCGCTAGGAATGTACTTAGTGGTTAGTAAGTGCTTACTTCTATCTTTTAAATACTGAATAGCCGCTTCTCTTTTACGTTTGTTATATTCACTACTCATGTTTAATTTCCTCTCTAATAAGTCGTATGAACTCCAGCAAAGGCAGGGTGACTAGCCAACCCTTGCCATCACCCCGAAACGCCACCACAGGCCGTTCTGATGCGTTCTGTAGCCCTTCTATGGACTCATCCATCCAGTCGTAGAGCAGTCCTATGCGTTTCCTGCGTTTAATCTCCCACCTATAAGGGGGAGTTGATATGTCAGATCCTTTATCTCGCTCCTGACCTAGTAACCGATTAACCTTGTAATTGAGGTGATCAGTCAGGATTGCGGCTACTTCCCGTTCTCCCTCCTGGCCTCTTTGACGGTTACGTTTGCCTCTGGTTTTTGCATTTGAGATAATAAATTTAGCCATAGGAATCCCCTTACCCCGCACCTTGTCCTGCGCCTTGTCAGGATTGGTGTCGGGGCTTTTTTTATTTAGATTGCAGCAATTGACCTTCAAAGGCATAGGTTCCAATGTGGCCTAGCCGTACCCAGGGTGCTGCCCAGACCTTGCCGCCAGCCTTCCTCCAGATATTGCAGAAGTGGTAATCCTCTGACAGTAGCCTGTTGGTTCCTTCTTCAATGCTGGTAGTGAAATATTCCATGATCTTGTCCTGCGCCTTGATGGTTCCACCCAGATCCATTACATCGTTGGAATAAGACGGTACGCGCTTGGATAGCTTCTCAAACACCTCGCGCTTGATGAGCATGAACCCTGTTCCCCCATTCCATATCTCTACAGGCTGGTTCATGGGAACGGTGACAGATCCGGTATAGCCCACCAGGTTAACCACAAAGCTGCCGGTATGGTGTTTCATGTTCTCTAGTGATACGCCACTATCCACAGCGTATTTGACGGATGACCAGTTAATCTCTTTCTTAGGATAGATGCCGCAGATAATGTCTTTGTTGGCAGAGATCATGGGCGGTATATCCGTAGCTTCAAAGCGTATGTCAGCATCCACAAACATCAAGTGTGTGCAGTCAGACTTCATGAAGGCATGGGCTAGGGCGTTTCTTGCGCGGGTGATGAGTGATTCGTTGAACATAAACGAATAGACAACATCCATATTCCCATGCGTAATCTTGGTGAGATTGATGAGTGCCTGGGCGTAATACCCGTAGCACAGTCCACCATACATAGGCGTAGCAAAGAACAGCTTTGGCTTCTTAGGTTGAGCAAGTACCTTCTTGGGCTTCTTAGGAGCCACCTTTTTAGTGATAGCCATTAGAAGGGTACATCCTGGTCATCCTGCTGTTTAACTTCACGCGGATACTGCTGCGTAGCCATTGGATTGACTGCCAGACTGATGAGTTCTCCATAAGCGGAAGTACGCTTCCACGCGGAAAGTTTTATCAGTTTCCCGTTAGCCATGACCTCGCCTTTAAAGTCGGGTGCTTTCTCATTACCTTTCTTGTCATTGCTAAAAAGTACGCCTTTGCCTTCTTCTGGAATCTTAGTTGCCATAGTTTTTCTTTCCTAATTTATCAATACCAATTGAAATTAACATTCCCTTTTTTGTTTCCACTATCCATCCTGCAATGCGGAGGAGTTCCCCGTTGTAGAACAGTTCGCCTTTCATGTCGGGGGATGCCTCATCAATCTTGTCGTGATTGGTGAACAGCACCCCCTTTCCATCTACTAATGATTTACTCTTGAAATCACTCATTTTTATGCTTCTCCAGAGGCAGAGAACTTGGCATCAATTTCCTTGTAAATCTCGGTAGTGCGCTGGAGGCCAAAGCGCCTGAACACCGGCACGTTGATCAGCTTGAGTGCCTTGATTTTCTCTTGCTTGCCCTCCCACGCCAGTTTGCTGGCAATGATCTTGTCCACCACAATCATCAACGCATCCAGCCATTCTTCTGGAGATCCGTAGATAACCGCATCCTTGCCTGGCAGGGAGAACGCCCATTCCTCTGGAGGCAGATCGTCCGTCATCGTGCTGATGGATTCGGCAATTGGCACAGAGTCAGACTCCACCACCTCAATGGTTCCCATATCGCGCTCTACGGGCTTTCTGACGGGTTCAAAGTCTTGCACCTCCTCGGGTGTATAGACACCCACTACACAGCCAGGGTAGACCGTCCTGATACCCTCAGAGATAACCCTAGCGCGTAGCATGGCGCGAGGATAGTTCTTCCAGTTGTCCTTACCCGTCAAGCCGATCTTCCGCGCCTGCTCGAACGTCCAGGACAGGGTGATGCTGCCACCGGAAGGATGGGAGAACGTAGCCTTAACCTCGGCATCCGTATAAATATCCCAGTTGACCTTGCCACCAGCAGCCTGGAACCTGGCAAGCATGGCATCAGCCTTGAGTGCTGGCCTACCCTGGATGACGTGGTAGTCACGCGCTGCAATTGCGGGGTGCATCCCTTCAGCCTGGGCTATCAGCATGAGTGCTACCGCTTGCTCAGGTGTTTTCATGCCGAACAGACCGGACTTGGCAACCGCTACTGCCATGCGTTCAATGTCTGCAATGGGTACAAGTGCATTAGTCATTTGAATTTCTCCATTAATGAAATGATTGTGTCTAATACTGATGATGTTGCCATGACATAGATAGCCAGATCAACGCGACTCATTAGCTACCCTTTGCTTTCTCTATCGCAATACGCGCAGCGGTTTCAGCACCACGCGAGATTGTGATAATCATGTCCGAACCCATGAAGATGGGAATATCTATTTGCTGAACAGGATCGTTGGTCTTACGCAACTCAGAAAATATATCGTCAGTCATACCCTTTGCCAGCTTGTACATAAGATGTATCGGGCTTTCTTCCGGTATTTCAAATGCGTGATTACTTTTGTTTTCTGGAATCATTTTTAATCCTTTCTTTAAGATCTGATATTTCTACAATCGCTTCTGCCATTTCGTGTTCTAAGCGATTAATAGTCTGCGCGGCTGCCCATAGGGTATGCGCCTTGGTTAGCACCGCCTCTTGCCTAGCTAGGTCTATACACGCCTCTGCTACCTTATTCATACTGCGTGCCAAACGCGGCACAGTCTGCCCGTACCACCCTTAGCCTTACCTTCTGTGCGTACCAGATGCAAAGCCTCTAACTCATTCATGCGCCTAGCTACTTGGTTAACGTCAAGGCCAGTTCGCTCGGCAATGTCATAGATCGTGCCAGGCTTATCAAGCGCAGACATAATCAAGGATTGATGGTCAATTGCTAATTCACTAGCTTGTGCTGCTGCTGCGTGGCTAGTATCAGGATCAGTTGACCTTACTCGGGGGAAGTTACTCGGAGTGCTACCGTAGAACAGTCGGGAAAGGATTTTCATTTGACTAAGAACCTACGGCTGCCAGGCAGGGTGTTGACGAACTGGTCATACACCTTGGGCATAGACACTTGAAACGCTTTGGTATCGAAACGCTTACTAGCTGCGGCGGTTTTCCATGTTGCCAATGTGTGACCATCAACGGTCTGGATCAGACTGGTTTCGCCCATGTACCGCTGCACCCTGCCAGTCAAATCTTCCTCCTGTTCTTCCAGCCGCTTGATGGTGTCTTTGATCTCTCTCAACTTCTTGCAAACCATCTCAACATCAGTAGACGCAACCTTGTAGCTGCCATCATCCTGTTTGAAGATAGCGCGTAGGTCATCAGGGTGCGATGCCTCTGGAGGTGAGCGTGTCTGTATATGCGCCCATAGTGCAGCCTCCTGCTGGATCAGCGCATCTTTCATAGACGTATCTACTTCGATGGGATAGATGCAGAGTTCCTGACCGCCGAATAACACGCACAACTTAACCATGTCCACGCCAAAGACTGCGGCTTCATGGATACATTGAGCGAGATCATTAACGGGTATCTTCGTGCTGCCATCATCACCAAACTTTCCACGGGCGTGTACGCTGTAATTCTTAATCTCATAAAGGGTTTTGTTATCTTCTGAAACATAGTCAAAGTGGCTACGCATCCAGGTGTGCATGGGGTGCGTACCCTCTATGTCCAATTCCTTCAGGCGCACCTTCTCACGGTCAGCTACGGCTGCTGCTATGGGTGCTTGCAAGCGCAGTCCCCATTGCACGTTTTCAAGATGCCCAATGTCCTCTATTTCTTTCGCTCCAGTCTTGATGAGCCAGACCTCGGCATCTCTGCCGGCAGCGATCTTGCGAGCATCACCTGACCACATTGCGCTATTTCTATTCTCGGGGGAAAAGTCAGCCATGATTAATCTCCATCTTTCATAGGTGAGCCATAGGTAGTGAGATTCTCTACGGGGCGAGGCAGGGGATCCTGATGCGGGAAGGACTGCGCTTGGATGAAGTGGATACCCTGGGCGGTGCAGGTTCCAAACGATTTACGCTCGGTAGAGCAGAAGGGCAACTCGATTGCGCCCGTCACGGGATCGCGATCATCCTTGCGAGCGCAGAGGCCAAGAGAAAGAATCTTGGGCGCGATAGGATTGTCTTTGTAATGCTTACAGTTGATGCAGAGATTCATAATTACCTTTCAATGATTAATTAATTAATGGGCTTGCTACATTTATATTACTTTGTTACTTCCTACTATGCAAGGTGTTACTAAACTTATATCTTAGAGAGTTATACGTTGCTGTTGGCACAATAAAACCAAACCCGCTAAGCGGGGTAGTGCAATCTCTCGTTTATCAGCTTATTCCCGTTATTCTGGGCTACTTCCAGCCAATCAAAGCTGGACACTCTTGCGGAGCGTAGTGTGCTGTTTATCCGCATCGGTCGATTGCACCTTTGCGAGGGCTGGGTCATAGCCCCGTCATGCTCCCGCGTATAGACGAAAAAAAACCGTTTAGTCTGCCACCTGTCGAAACCCTTGGCGCGTGAGCGTTTTTGGGAAGTGGCATACTAAACGGCTTTGCATCGTTTCGACACGATTGAGCAAATGCTAACTTGCGCGTATGGGATTTGTCAAGATTATTCCATTCCGAAAAGTATTTCGTACAGCGTAGCCGCTGGTAGTCCGGTGATTTCCAGTAAATCTGCCCAGGTCAGGTCAGAATCAAATCTCTCTCTTATCTCAATTACACTCATGATTCAACCCTTCCTTCGATCATATCAACCGCATCGGGATCAACCCAGGCGCATACCGCGCCAAAGTCTACCCATTGCCAGCCAGGGGGCTGGGCATTCCAACCCAACGTAGCTAGCCCTGCTTCAATCGCGTCTGATAATTGCATTTTATGCTCCTTTAATTATTAAAAAATAACTGGGCGAAAAGATTACGCCCAACTATTTACAATACAAAGCCCAGGCCGATGGCCAGGATCACGATAAACGCCCAAAAGACTACCTGGTCAACGTCGATAATGATGGTATTCATTTAACCTCCCTTTAACGATTTAACGGCATCACGGGCATCCTTAGCTACGCCAGGCCACCTGTCGCATATCTTGCCGGTGCTATCCATGCTCAAAGCATCATGCTCGCCCAAGAAACGTTGAACAATGAACAGCAACATATCCCTATCAAAGCGTAATCCTTCTATCTGATGCGCCAGGGACTCGCTTTCCTTTACGCGACTCATGATGCTATCCATTGGTCGTAAGTCAAAAGGGGTTCCCCATTGCGGGTAATATCGCCCCCCTTGCCATCATCGGCGCAAGCTAGATATATCTGATACTCGTCATCATTTGACCCGCATATAGGGGTTTGCCAATCGGCCTCGCGCGTGAGGATGATCATGCTATCCCCCTTGCCGTGTAGTCTGCGGCATCATCCTCAATCGGTACGCCCCAGGATGTAATGGCATCCTTGCATGATTGGGCGCGTATGTGGCCTAGCAGATAAGTACGGTAGTAAATGGCATAAAGCATGATTTAATCCTTTTAATGTTTAATGAGCAATATCGCCCACAATGCGCCCTGTCACGGCGCATGAGTGCGGTACTACAATACTAACTTGCCGAAACTCGCAGCAAGATATGCCATCGCGCCACAATAGAATGTATCTAAATCATTCTGATTAACGGCCTCCCATTCCCGTTCATCCTCATAACCTTCCACGCAAATGTACATATCTACATTATCGCGCTTTGATATTTTGAGTGCTAATGCAATAGCGTTATCTTTCGTCATGGTGTACCCCTTTAATAGTTAATTGAGCAATACTGCCCACAATACCGCCTGTCACGCGGTATGAGTGCGGTACTACGCCGAAACCGTGTTTGCGCCTTGTGGCGCTTCCTGGCGCGTTTCGGATGGATCGCCATAAGCCGATTCGATCGCAACATCGCAATGATCACAATGCAGGGCATCATCCTCATAATTGATATCTACGGCATCCACGCGCCAGCCATCGTTTAAATGATGCTTTCGAGCGTATGCAATTTGCTTGTATTCTTTCCGCATACATTCCATGCAAAGCGATCCTCCATCCGAACATATGCCGAACATAGGATAACCGCCAGGCCAAGCGTATTTAGACCGGATTAATTCGCGCAATTGGATGGAATTCATTTAATGTACCCCTTCATTTAATTGTGATCATCGAATGATAATCAGATAACGCGCTATTAATAACGCGCTATCAAGTATCACTAGGCCGCTATTGATTCTACCGTAGCATCAAGCCCTTGAATATAATCAGTAGCCTTTTGCGCCAATGCAGCGGCCTTGAATATTGCCTTGCTATCTTCTCTACACGCCTTTAACCAATGTTCAATATATCCGGCATGGCGCAATTCGCCCTGTATCTTATAATCAGCGCATAAGTATGCTGCGCTTATTTCAGCAACTAATTCTTCAAAAGCATACGCAGGGTTACCATATCGCCCTTTTTCTAATGAGCGATCTAACCTATGCTTTGCGCCAGTCCAATG